ATCAGTACGCTGCTAACATGGGATGGGACTTAGATGAAACTTTACATAGAGTGCATGAAAGTAATATGTCTAAGTTAGATGAAGATGGAAAACCTATTTACCGTGATGACGGTAAGGTACTTAAAGGACCAAACTATGCACCACCGAATTTAGAAGATTTAGTTTAATGACAGCAGAATTGATCGCTCGTACAGGCCGAGTACAAAACTGGATGGATAACCCTGAAGGGAGATTGCCTGTAAGCTGTACTGTCTTCGTAGTAGAAGACTCAATGGAGGGAAAGAATGGCATTGAAGCCTCTTGGAGATTTGCGAGCCATGCTCTTAGATACGGAGCAGGAGTTGCAATCCACTTATCCAAGCTTAGACCTAAAGGAACTGAGAATGGCAAGGGACTTGTTGCGAGTGGCCCAGTCTCGTTTGCAAAAATTTACTCAGTATTAAATGAAACACTTAGAAGAGGTGGGGTGTACAAGAACGGTGCTATTGTTGCTCACTGTGACATTGACCATGCCGATATCATTGATTTTATTACCACTCCTCGTTCCGAACTCCCTTGGATCAAAAGATGTGTTAACATCGACAAAGATAAATGGGACAAGACCGATTCACTAACCAAGGATGCCCTAATTTATGGAATTAAATCAGGAGACATCTGGCTCAACAAAATTAAACATGACAAAAATGGCAACAGGATCTACGGCAACGTCTGTCTTGAGGTGTACCTGCCCTCACGAGGAACTTGCCTCCTTCAACATATTAATCTCGGTGCCTGTGGTATCAGCGACATACAAAAGGCTCTCCGTCAAGGTATGTCCGAACTGTGCCGTCTTCATGGGCGAACAGGTGTTGGAGGGACTGGAGAATATCTTCCCTCATCGAGTGACAGGCAGGTCGGACTTGGATTCCTTGGACTCTCGAATCTCCTCAGACGTGAAGGTATAACGTATGAAAAGTTTGGCGAAGCTTTAGATAGTTACATTGGTGGGTTCTCTGTTGGAGGAAAAGCTGGTGTAGTGGTATCTGAATTAGCCAAAGGTATAGAGGCAGCTTCTAGTATAGCTAGAGCTAATGATATGGTACGAGCATTTGCTATTGCTCCTACTGCTTCTTGTTCTTATAGAAGCAAAGATTTAGATGGGTACACATGTACTCCAGAGATCGCTCCACCTATTGCAAGAACCGTAGACCGTGACAGCGGTACTTTCGGTGTGCAAAAATACGACTATGGCGATGTAGAGATTGCCAGTGAAGTTGGCTGGGACGCATACAAGCGTGTAGCAGACGGCTTTATGAAACTATTAAATATTACAGGACTTCTTCATGGCTATAGCTTCAACTCTTGGAGTGATGTTATAGAATACGACAATGCGTTCGTGGAAGAGTGGTTGGGTTCACCCCAAACCTCCTTGTACTACAGCCTTCAAGTTATGGGAGACGTACAAGATAAGTCTAATGCATATGCTGCATTGGATGAAGATGAAGTCACCGATTACTTAGAGGGTCTTATTAAAGAACCACAATGTGATTGTCAAGAATGAACCCTTATGATAAACTCTTCTCTCGTAAGAGAAAATGGTCCCCAGTCCAGCCTACCGTTGGTAAGCTTAAGGAAGGGGCAGAAGAAACCATTAAACGTGCCCTCGCAATACGTCATATGGAGCTACCAGTTGGTGCCTTCATTACGGAAGGGCTTGAAAAAACTGTTCCCGATAACGCTCGAGCATTATTAATAGATAATGTTAAAGACGAGGAACGCCATGATCTAGCACTAGGATATTATGTAGATGCCCTTGGTGCAGATGAACAAGCAGAATTAGAAGCAATGAGGTTAAGAGATGCTTGGATTGCACACCCTGATCATACAATTACCAAAGCTCTCGTGGCTGAAAGAGCAATCTTCTTTGTTCTTCTCCCTTTCTTTAGGTTTAATGGCGATGCTGCTCTTAGGACAGTATCGGCAGATATCTCAAGAGACGAACAGATCCATGTCGGCAGTAATTCTCTTGTATGTGCAGAGTTGGGTCTATCTCCTTCTCCTTCTTTGGATAAACTTAGGAAGGCCACAATTAACTGGATTCTCCAACCTCTAAAGAGTAATGGTATCGACAGATATTTAGACAGAAAATTTTGGACCGATTCTAGTGATCGGTTAATGTATGAAGGCAAAGCACCAGAGCTTTCTGACACCAAGGCAGCTAGAATGCCAGCATTTTTTGAACATGCAAATACAAACCTCCCAAAGTACGCTTAACTGGGGCAACCTAGAAAGGTACTTAGACGATCTTGACCAGCAGTTTCCAGATATATTTCCTGACTACACACTCTCCGATAAGGAGATTGCCTATCGAGCAGGACAAATCTCTATTATAAGATTACTTAAACAACACTTATCGGATAAATAATCATGTGCGTAAAACAAGTCGTAGATTTTGTAGGTAATACTATAAATCAAATCTTTGGTGGCGGTCAACCTGATCCAACACCAGCTCCTATTGCCCCAACACCACCACCTGTACCTACTCAAACCATAACAGATCCTGTTGCTCCACCACCTACACCTACACCTGGACCAATAGAAGAAGATGAAACAAAACGTAAAGCTAAGTTAACTTCTAAGAAAGTACAGAAGAAGAAAAGATCAGCAGGTACAAGTCAGTTACAAACTAAGAAACCCAAAGCAGCTACTGGTTTACGTGGCATCACTACTGGACAAGGTGTTAACGTCCCTGCAGCTGGTGGTACTGGTACAACCCCTCCTCCTCCTAAGAAGACTACTACATAATGAAAAAAGCACGGCAAAGGTATAACGAACTATCCACTGACCGTGAACAGTTTCTTAATGTTGCGTATGAATGTGCAGAGCTAACTATTCCTACATTAATAATGAGGAATGATAAGCCACCTGCATATGCTCAGTTTAAAACACCTTGGCAATCAGTGGGAGCCAAAGGAGTAGTCACCTTGAGTTCTAAACTCATGTTAGGATTACTCCCTCCCTCTACAAGTTTCTTTAAACTCCAATTAGATGATTCTAAATTAGGAGTAGAGATACCACCAGAGGCTAAGAGTGAATTAGATTTAAGCTTTGCAAAGATAGAACGTATGATCATGGAAGCTATTGCAGCATCTACTGATCGAGTTCAAATCTTTTCTGCAATTAAACACCTCGTAGTAACAGGCAATGCTTTGCTATACATGGGTAAAGAAGGTATTAAAATGTACCCTCTTAACAGATACGTGGTGGAAAGAGACGGTAACGGTGAAGTAACAGAGATAGTTACAAAAGAGAAGATAGCTAGAGAGCATCTACCTCCTGGTATGGATATCAAACAACCTAACGAACCTATGGATGATTCAACATCCAGTCAAGGTAAAGATTGTGATGTCTATACTTGTATTAAATCAACTAAAAAAGGTTGGACTTGGTGGCAGGAAACACATGATGTACTGATACCTGGTAGTGAAGGTAAAGCACCTTTAGGTAAGAGTCCTTTCTTACCATTACGTTTTGTTACAGTAGATGGTGAAGACTATGGTAGGTCAAGAGTCGAAGAGTTCCTTGGAGATTTAAAATCTTTAGAAGCATTAATGCAAGCCCTCGTTGAAGGTAGTGCAGCTGCAGCTAAAGTTGTCTTCACAGTATCTCCTAGCTCAGTAACTAAGCCACAGTCATTAGCACAAGCTGGTAACGGTGCTATCATACAAGGTAGACCAGATGATATAGGTGTAGTACAAGTAGGTAAGACAGCTGATTTTCAGACTGCTTACCAACTTGCTAATGTATTAGAGAAAAGGTTAGCTGAAGCTTTCCTTATTATGAATGTCAGAGACTCCGAGCGTACTACAGCAGAGGAAGTCCGTATGACACAGATGGAATTAGAACAACAATTGGGTGGCTTATTTAGCTTACTTACTATTGAGTTCTTAATACCATACTTGAATCGTAAGATGCATACTCTCCAGAGAAATAAACAGATCCCTACTGTACCTAAGAATTTAGTTAAACCTACTATTGTAGCAGGTATTAATGCATTAGGTAGAGGACAAGATAGAGATGCACTTGTACAATTCGTAACTACGATTGCTCAGACAATGGGACCAGAAGCTATGATGAAATTCATCAATGCTGATGAAGCAATCAAACGTCTTGCAGCTGCTCAAGGTATTGATGTACTTAACCTTGTTAAGAGCATGGAAGAACAACAAGCTGAACAACAGCAAGCAATGCAAGCACAACAAATGCAATCACTCACTGATCAAGCTGGTCAATTAGCGGGTACTCCAATGATGGACCCTTCTAAAAATCCAGAAGCTATTGAAAGTATAGGAGCTTTACTTGGCGGTGGGGGAGAACAAGCACCACCTCAATAATAAACTATGGCAACTGAAACACAAACATACACTTATGATCCAACGCAAGATGCTCTAATTGACGAGGCTAATGAAGCTCGTGATGCAGAGACTTTAGCTATTGGTGAAAAGATGATAGCCGAGCAAGAGAATCTTCTTGCTGGTAAATATAAATCTACTGAAGATCTTGAGAAAGCTTACCTTGAATTACAAAAGAAACAAGGTGAGTCAGCAAAAGCTGAGACACCTGAGACAGAAGAAACGGTAGAAGAAAAGACAGAAACAGTTGAATACAATAAAGAGTATTTTTATAATGAAGATGGTTCATTTAATTATGACAACACTGAAGAGCTTTATGGTAGTAAACTCAACGCTGTCTTTAAAGAAAACAATATAGATCTCTATGCAATGAATGAGTACTTCGCTAAAAACGAGGGTACTTTAAGTGAAGAGATGTATGCATCTTTAGCAGATGCTGGTTTAAATAAAGATGTAGTTGGTAGTTACCTACAAGGTCTAAGAAAAGATCTTGGTTGGGAGGCTGCCCCTGAAGCACCTATGCTTAGTGAAGCTGAAGTTACAGCTGTACATAATATAGCTGGTGGACAAGATGGTTACAATCAGCTTATGGAATGGGCTAGTAACAATATACCTGCAGAAGATATTAAAAACTTTGATGATGTCATAGAAACAGGTAACAAAGCAGCAGTAACATTCGCAGTAAAAGCACTTATGGGTCAATATGAAGATGCACAGGGAAGAGATTCAACCCTTATTCAAGGTAAGAAATCTGCCCCTACAGAAATCTATCGCAGTATGTCTGAGGTAGTAAGAGATATGAACAAACCAGAGTATGATACAGATGATGCATACCGTGAGGATGTTCGTAGAAAACTTGAAATGTCAAACCTAAAAGTATAATGGGAAAAAAGAACAAGAAAGGTATTCAACCTGGTGATGTACCACTTGGTGATGGTATGATAGATCAAGCTGCTAACTCTATTAAAAATAGACGAGCTATAGAAGCTAAACAACAACTCAACCTTGGTTTTATTACTGAGGCTGAGTATGAGAAAATCATGAAACGATTAGGTAAATAACATGCCAAAAGGAAAAGGTACCTACGGTACAAAAAAAGGTAGACCACCTAAGAAGTAAGCTACGTGGCAGCCCGAACAGTTCATCGTCCCTGCCACTTGTACACTTTTGATTTTATAATGAACGATACAGAAGTTATTGCATTAACTCCTTCTATTGAATATACCATGAACGACAACGCAGAACTACAGAATGGACGCTGGGCTATGATCGGAATCATGGCAGCTCTCGGAGCATACGCTACTACTGGTCAAATCATCCCTGGAATATTTTAATGAAAAAAATCTTTGCTGTTACAGCAGCCTCACTATTATCTACTCCTGCATTTGCTGGAGTTTATTTGAACACAGAAGTTAACAATGGATACACTGGATCTGACTATGATGGCAGAACAGTAGATCTTCATGTTGGCTTTGAAGGTTCTGCAAGTAAGTTTGACTACTACATTCAAGGCGGTCCTGCTTTCACAGCAGTCGCTGATGTAGATGGTACAGACACAGAATTCTCTGGTAAAGTTGGTGGTACATTTAATGTAACACAGAAGCTAGGTATCTACGGAGAACTATCTGGTATAACAAAAGAAGATACCGACAACTCTTATGGTTCTAAACTAGGACTTAAATATTCTTTTTAATTAAATGACTACAGCCACACTAACAAAACCCAACAGTAACTGGGATAGTTTATGTGACTG